TCTTCTCCCAGAGAAGATCAGCTTCCACGTTAAAAAACTTTTAGTGATTAGCGAAGACATGGACTACGAAGTTGATCACGCCGCTGCGGAGTACGGTTTTTATGCCGTACTCGCAGAGAAGGCCGAGACTCGCTACTCCAAGATGAAGTTTTCATTCGACCAATGGAAGGCGACAGTCGAAACGCGAACGCTGATCGAAAAGAAAAAGGCTGGCGAAAAGCCACTGACCGAGGCGCAGATGACGGCCTATGTGATGGCACAGCCGAAATACATTACGTTTCAAAACATGCTGCAAAAACTTGATCACGAGCTGCGCGTGTTAAAAATTGTTGCGAAGGCACTTGAAATTAAGAGTAACCAAATACAAACAAAAAGTTCTAACCGTCGTTCAGAGAAAGGGCTGACAAAATGACAAAGAAGTTAGCAGAGAAGAAGCCGACCGAAGCGATGAGTCTCATTGAGCAGGCTCGGATGCACTTTGGCCAAATGCAGAATAGCTGGTGGCAGTTCGCCAAATCTATTCATGCGATCAAGGACAAAGAGGCATTCAAAGAAGCTGGCTATGAGAACTTCAAGTTCTTTTGTCAGGGCGAATACCCGACAATGAACTACGTCACGATTGTAAAATTCATGGCGATCGTGGAGTCAATGCAAGAGGCAATCGAAAGCAGATTAAAAGATGACAAGTACAGGCTCCCTTCGTATGAAGCCTGCTACACGATCGTGTCGGTCAAAGACCCAGTGATTCCAAAGGAAGAAATCTCGAAGCTCCGCAAGGCGGTGCTGGATTCTAAGTTGTCGTACATGGCAATTCGCGAAAAGCTCAAAGAGCTTATGAAGAAAAAAGTAAAAGATTACCGCGAAAAAATGGACACGACGGTTCAGGAACTTGAGAAGGAACTGACTGACGACTTGACCAGAGATGAAATGTCTTCTGAAGAAGAATTACTCGAAGAGTTCGAGACAATGGAAGAAGAGGTCGATGATTCAGACGGTGATGGGTCTGTGGCCGTATTACTGTCGAAGGTGGAATTCCTGATCGACAATCTTCCAGAAGTTCAAGCATCTATGACAAGAGTGGATGATGAGATCGTGGACTTGGCGACGGCATTAGAAAAATTAAATGGTTTAATTAACAATTTCTTAGACAAAGTAGAGGAGAAAAGCAAATGAGCCTACAAGAACGAATGAGAGAAGAAGCCGCACGAATAGCTAAAAAAGCCGAAGGCGGCGGTAACTTTGAAAAAGTCCCGTGGTGGAGTCCGAAAACTGGCGACAACGTAGTTCGCATTCTTCCAAATGCAGAAAACGCTGACGATCTTCCCTATGTAAAAGCAGTCATCCATTACATCGGTGTTCGCAAGAAGGACGGAAGCTACGCTCAAGTCCCAGTTCGATGTCTTGCAGATGTGGACACGAACGGTAAAAAGGTTTTCGCAGGCGAGAAGAACTGCCCGATCTGTCGCAAGTACGATCAGTTGATGAAGGAAGGCGACAAAGAGAATGCGCGAAACTTGCGCCCAGTCTCTCGTTATCTTTACAACGTGATCGACATCACTGCGCGTACAGTTCACCCATACGCTGCACCTGAGACTGTTCACGGATTCGTGACCGAGCATTCGGGCGATCTTGAAAACCCATTTGATCTCGACAGTGGTCGCGATTGGAAGATCGTGAAGAAGGTTGACCCACGCAAGGCGAAGAACCTCGGCACATCGTATTCAGCTCGACCTGCAATTAAAGATAGCGCATTACCAGAGAAACTTCGCCACTTGGTTGAAGAAGCGATGGACTTGAAAACGCTTTATGCCGCCAATGATAAGAAGCGAATGCTTGAATTCCTTGGCGAAGAGCCAGCGGATGAAACGGCAGAAGAGTTTGATGAAGACTTGAAAGCTACACCAAAGGTTGCCGCTAAAGCTGCCGCTGTGAAAGCGAAGGCCAAGGCCGCAGAAGTTGAAAGCTCATTCGGCGATGAAGAAGAAGAGGACGAAGAAATTACGTTTAAGGCACCACCAAAAACAGCAACCGTAAAAGGCAAAGTGGCCAAGGCGACAAAGGAAGATGACGAAGACTTGGGCGTGAGCTTTGAAGACGAAGAACTTGAGCGCGAACTAAAAGAACTTGGATTGGAAGAGGACTAAGATGGATTCGGATAAAGTGAATTACAGCTACGGTATGAAGGTCAACATGGGCAATTACGAGTCCGCTGACTTTCATATCAGCCTCACGACAGATGTTAAGGAAGGCGAGACACCAAAACAGGCATACGAACGTGCCGTAAAATTCGTTGAGAAAGAGGCAGAGGTAAAATTTAATGAGCTTGTCGAAATCAGAAACAGCAAATAAGAAGTTTGTGCGAGCGAAGGCGAAGTCAAAGGAAGCGGTGACAAAGGTCACAGACGATGACGATGACGATTTCTTCGATCAACTGGTGTCCGAGGCCACAAAAGCCAAGGATGATTTTATCGTGCCTTCAGATGAGAACGAGCCACTTCTTCAGGTGAGCCAGTACATTACAATGCCAGAAGAAATAGCCGAGCTAATCGGCGTTGCTGGCGTTCCATGCGGGCTGATCACAGAAGTTTACGGTGCGCCAGACAGTGGGAAGACCACGTTCTGCAACGAGGTGTTGCGCCAAACACAAGAGGCTGGCGGTGCTGCGATTTTATTTCTGGTTGAACAGAAGTACGATTTACACCGAGCGGCTGACATGGGCATCAATGTAAAGAGAATGCTCGTGAAAAAGCCAAAGACAATCGAACAGGTCGGCGAGTACATCTTCGACGTTGTTTCGTATGTCAGAAAAATCAAATCAGAAAAACCAATTTGCATCGTGTGGGATTCTTTGGGTGCCACGCCTTGCGATAAAGACCTGAATGAAAAACGCGCAGACTTCGCGGCTGACCAAGCTGCGGCGATCACAGTTGTGCTTCGCAAAGTCCAAGGTCTGATCAGAGAAACGAACATCGCGTTCGTGATCATCAATCAGATTTCTACAAAGATAGGCGTGACGTTTGGGAAGAAGACACAGTCAAAGGGTGGCTACGCTCCTAAGTATTACAGCGCACTTCGCATTGAGTTCTCAAAGATCGGTCGCTTGCGAGCGCACGATGATGGCAAAGAGAGTGATTTTTGTGCGATCAAATCACATGTTGAGGTGGAGAAAAACCATTTGGGCATACCGTTTAAGACCGCAGAGGTACAAATTGACTACAAGGGGTTTGTCTTTGGAAGAAAAATCGAAAGAAAACAACGGGCTGAAAAAGTTCATGCAACAAAGAAGGGTCGAGATGATGGAGAAGGCGAAGCTGACGAATGACCCAGTAATCGAAAGATTCATCGGCGCTTCCATTGACCTGATCGAAAGCAGAATCTTTCGGTCATTCGATGACATTACGCCAGAGGTCTCTCGGAAGATTGAGCTATTGGAAGTCCTGGCGGTTTCGGTAATTGAACACGCTGAGAACCCAACTTTGTTGAGCAACTTGGAAGCTCATATCGATGCTATGGCTAATCTTAATGGGGCAAGGATGCAATGATCTACTTGTTCTATAGCGACCTACATCTGCGACCTGAGCGGCTGGACACTTGCGAAATTGCGCTGAACGAAATCTTCAAGATTGTTCAGAACTACGATCCAGCAAAGATCACGATCGTGAACGGTGGCGACACGTTCAACACTCGCGGTCTGATCAGAACAAACTGTTTCGATACCCTATACAGGCACTATTCAAATTGGTTTGAGTCCGGCTATTCGCAAATCATTCTTGTTGGCAATCACGATCAAGAAGACAAGGCTGGTGAAATCCATCCTATGCGAGTCTTCAAGAGTTGGTCGGGTTGGCAAGTGGTGGATGAGCCGATGGTTCTTAGAGACATGGCGTTCTTCCCGTACATGGAGCATCACAAAATTGAAGCGGCGATAAAAAAGATCGTCAAAGGAAGAAAAGAACCAATGGATGCTGTCGTTCATTGGGGAATCAAGGGTGCAAAACGAAATGATTCCAACGTCGATAACGACGGTGTGCCCTTGGAATGGCTAAGTCCATTCCGAAATGTGTTCTCAGGCCATTACCATTACCGAAATAAAATCGGTAATGTGCAGTACATTGGAAGCCCGTTTCAGCAAAACTATGGCGAAATGGGCCAAAACAAAGGAGTCATAATCTATGACAGCAACAAAAACAAAACGGAGTTCGTCGAAATCGACAACACGCCGAAACACTACGAAATCGAAGTCCACTGGCACGGGGACAAGCAAGTCTCGATCGCCAAAGAGATCGGTGTCATCACCGAAAACGACTACTGTCGTGTTAAAGCGACGGGGGACGCAGAACAATGCTCAAACCTCGACGACCTCGGTATAAAAGCCAAAGAAGTAAAAGTTGAACGCATTGTAAAAGAGAAGCACTTCAGTCGGTTGAACATCGATCAGTCTGAGGTGCTTTCTCCATCGAAGCTAATGAAGAAGTATGTTGATTATGTTGAAATCGATCTCGACAAAAAGCGATTGATGGACATTGGAAGCGAGTTCTTATGAGCGGCAAATCTTGGACGATGAAAGTTACAGGCAGCGCAAGTTTTAAGAACGTCGATCTTCAATGCCCGAAGTGTGAATATGAAGAAGAGCGATCGATTGATCTTCGTGATTTGGATGAAGCTGGCCAAGAGAAGGCCATGATC